CTTATTAATCAACCTCAAGATAGCGAAGCAAAGGCCACCCGATTGGGTGGTTTTTTTTGTCTTGACATTCATACTACTTTCATGTTAAGATGGATTGACGAGGTATGCTTGGGGCAGGTGATTCGGATAGGTTGTCAGTTCACTATAACACGCCTATATCCTGTTTGTCAATCCCTAAAATAAATTATTTTATTTACTGATCAAGTCTTGACATTCTCGCTAGGATGCATTATGTATGCACTGTAGATATAATCATGAAAGGATTTTTCCTATGTCAAATCTAACCGAAACTTCTTTTGAAGACTATACCGCTGTGCAGACAGTTGTTCCTGTGGTACGTGCCACTCGCGATCATCAAGGGCATAATATTGTAGTTCTGGATGAGGGTGATCATTGGTTGCTACGGTGTGATTTTGATCAAATTCAATGCGATTATTTTACAGATGCTGTATATCATGCTGATATGTGGCTGGATACTGGACATTTTTAACAAGGAAAGAGAAGATGAATAAAGAAGATGACACCTCCTGGTTGGTAGGTGCAAAAAATGCATTTGATGATGGTATGAAAGATGGTATGAATAACAAACCTAAAAAGAATGGCAAAGAAGTTTGGCCCATCCACCATGTTGCTTATTATGAAGGATATGATATTGGGTATGGCTTGCGGGAAGAAGATTGGATGGCTATGGCAGAAAAGCCTGATAATCTCAAATAACTATTGACAATCCTTAACGAATCATGTATTCATATAATGTAATCAAAGGAGAGTGATCAATGTTTGATGTTGGAATGGGTGTTGTACGGCCTTACGCTTCTGGGCGTATTGGCATTGGTGAGATTTCATCAATCCACGATGATGCTGATGGCGAAACTCTGATCACTGTCACGTATGACGATGGGGCGGTAAAAGTCTATACCGAGAACTGTGTGATGAAAAATCTTGGTCGCCGCATAATTGTTACTGAAACTCCATTATAGAGGATATAATAATGACTTGGACAAACTCCGCAAAGATTTCTGCCTTGAAAGAGTGCATTGCTGATAGTGAAGAAGAAATTCAGTATCTCACAAACAGCCTTTATCAAGGTGGTGGTTATCTGTTAGAGTCTTGCTTACGTGATGCTCAAATGGTTTTACGTGATGCAACCCGCCAGTTAGAGGCGTTGTTAGATTAGGAGATAAGTGATGAATAACGTAACAATTTTAACAGATGTAGAATTGGTTGAGTATTATGAAAATGCTGCCGCTACTGATTGCGGTTCTATTGGTCATACTAAAGGATCAATGAACGAAACTGCCGCTAAAAAATATGCTGCTGAATTGGTAAAAAGAGAATTGCCAATTCCAGATTATTATACTGCCGCAAAAAAAGGTGTATATAACGGTGAAGGTTCAGTCTAATGATGAATAATAAATATTGGTTGACCAAGGATATTTCCATCTCAACAGATAGTGTGGGGTGTAGGACCGCCACGCATCGTTATCAGGGATTGCTGATAGATAGTAGCCCATGGGAAAATAGTCGTGCAGAATGCAGACAAGAGGCTGTTAAAATCTTGCGAGAAATGAAACAAGAAAAAACAACTTGACAGTATGTGATTCAAATGTTATGAATATGTGAACAAGAGAAAGAGAGAATCACATGAGCATCGCAGAAACAATTCGTGACCAAATCAAAGCGTTAGACTTCTGGGCATTTGGTGCTTGGGGCGCAAAAGATTTTGTCAAGACCAGCACTGAGGGATTACGGTTTAAAACTGGCGGTATGGTCAAATGGAAAGGTTATGTTTCAATTGAATTGAACGGTCATGACCTTTATGACATTAAGTTTCAGCGAGTGCGGAAAATGAATGTGATCACTGACAAAGAACTTGATAATGTTTTTGCTGATCAGTTGGTTGAAATCATTAATGCACAAGTTGGATAATACTTGACAAATCTCTACTCTTATACTAGATTGTAGTAGTAAAGAGAATCACTTAGTCTTGAAAGGACGCAAAAATGACTGTTACTGAAATCAAACAAGCAATGATGAAAATGGACCAAACTGAACTGAGCCAGATCATGCATTATGCAAATCAGATCAAAATGATTGCCGCCCAAGCCACTTTTTCGGTAGGGCAAAAAGTGATGGTCGTTCAAAAGACCAAACAGACCCCCGGAACTATTGTCAAGATTAACAGCAAAAAGGCTGTAGTCAATATGAACTATGGTCGGCATGGTATGACTGATGTTCAAGTTCCTTTCTCAATGTTGGAAGTCGCATGATCAAATCGCTTCTGGTGGCCTCTGTCCTACTCGCTGGACATGCCACTGCTCAATGTGCCTTAGTAAAGGTTCCAGTATATCAAACGCAAAATGAGTGGGCTGGAATGGCCCTTGGGGGATTGATTGGTAGTCAAGTTGGTAATGGTAGTGGTAAGTACATAGCGGGTGCTATAGGTGCGCTTCTAGGGCGTCATACAGCGTTGAATACGCCTACTTCTAGGATTATCGGTTATAAGACAGTAAAGGTCTGTAATAACCTTCATAACTTTCCAAGATCAAATAATAATTTAAATTCAAATCTCACCACTTGTAATGTTGGTGGTAAGTTAATTAAGTGTTAAAGGAGAGAATCATGAACTTTATGGATAAGACAATGATTGAAACACTACAAGGTTATGTTGCAGCGTGTGAAAGCAACTTAAAAGAAATTCTCGCACAAAATCCCGTAGATCAACGGGCTGTTGATGCCACTCAAGGCATGATAGATAATCTTAACATGCAAATTGGAGAACTTTTAATATGAATGGTTTATGGGTTATGTTCGCGGTAGTATTTGGGGGAATGGGATTAGTCCTCATGTATCTAGGTTCACTCTCAGGCTATCTAATGTGTATGGGTGTACTAGGTTGGTTGGTTGTAGCAAATAACACTGGTCAACTATTTACTGAAGATGAAGATGAAGATGAGGATTATTAGTGGAATGTCATAAAATATGACTTGACTCTTGAATAGAATCACTTTATGAGTAAGGTGTAACATATGATAGAAAGTGAGAAGCAAATGACTCAGTTCAATAAAAATGACTTCACATATCACGGTGGATACCTTCACTATACTGGTGATTATGAGGGTCGCCCTGTTTGGCCTTCTGTAACGCTAAATGGTGTTAATGTTCATCCTACTCGTATCGGTAAACCAAAAGACCTCTTTATTGCGCGGTTTAAGTATGGTGGTCCTTTCACCAAAGCAAAGTTTATGAAAGAATTGATGAATTCTTTTACTGTTGAAGAGTATGTCGCAGAGCGGAACAAAGACGGTCTTGATAGTTCTCCTTTGCAGATACTAAGGAATAAGAATGAGAGTTGGTATTACAAGGTAATATTTGCTTGGAAAGATAAGAAAACTGTACACTGTGCATATGATCATGGAGAATAAGATGACTTTTAAATATGAAGAAAATGAACTCACAGAACTTGTGGCTTGTGTAAAAAATTTCGCTATTCGCAATTATAATAAAGATGGTTGGGATATTTGTGTAGAGTGCTATAGTGACGATGATATTGCATCCATAATTTATGGAGCGGTAAGTGAACGTGTCGCTATAAGCAAAATGGAAAAGTATCTCGGTCCAGTGAGCGAATATAGAAGTGAAATAATGAGTGAGGCTTGGTAATGGATTTAATGGTAACACTTACTAACTTGGGTGATATACTCTTTGGAATGGCTCTTATAATTGGTGGGCCGATAGTAACGGTATGGCTGGCATATAAGAATGGGCATATTGACACAACACGAAGAAAAGATTGACAACAGTAATGATATATGCTATAGTTTGCGCTATAGCGTATATTTAATGATTTTGCGCTATAGCGTATATTTAATGGAGAAATGAAATGAAACGTATTAGTACAACTATTGATAATGCATTATCTGCAATGTTTGGTTTAACCCTTATTGGTGTAACTGCATCAATGTGGTTTATAACCTTTATTTTTCTCTTTGACACTGTTACAACAGATGGTGTTCCTTGGACGGCTACAAAGCAAATGGTCTATGGTTCTTTTGGTATTTGGTTAAGTACAATGTTTACTTTTATGTCTACTCGTATCGTGATAGATGTTATTGAGGATTTGTTTGTAAGGGATGAAGTATAATGAATATCTTTGTGAAGGCATATATTTACTTATTGTTTGTATTTTCTTCTATGGGTATGATAAGCGGTTGGATTTTTGCTGGTCATTTCTTTATTGAGATGATTAGTAATCCAAACTTTGGTCACTTCTTTTTTATGAGTGTGCTTTTAATACTATCCGCTATGATGACTTGTATTACATTCATGATTGGTAATGAAACCTTTAAAACTATAAGGGGAGAATAAGATGACTTCAGAAATCTTTGTGAATATAGGCTGCATTTACATAATAGTGCATTGTGTGTTTATTCTAGTAAATAATGGTGATTTTGGGACTCATGACAATGACGAATGAAATTATTATTCTTATGGTTGCAGTCCCTATAATATTTGCTATTGTAGCAATGTGTATAGATGTAGGAAGAAAGTAATTTATGACGCAAATTAAAAAATGTAAGATTTGTAAAGAAACTGAATTATTTTCGTGTTAGAGTATATAACACAATATGCCCAGCGTCTAATTCTTCAAAAGAAAATCCCATCTTAGATGCAAACCTTTTCACTAATCTACTGTATAGATTTGCTCTACTTGGACCTTCATCTTCATCTTTAGATGCGGTAAAAGATACGAAAAATACTTTCGGATTTTTGTTTATCCATTCTTTAATATGATTAATCACAGCACCAAATATTTGCATTTGAGAACCTGTACCAGTTATTTTATCTGAACCTGCTAGATCAGAGCCACCGCGAGTTGAAAATACTATATTGACTCTGGTTTTAGGAGCATTAGGCGTCATTTCCCACATATATGTTAGTTCTATAGTCTTATCATCAACTTTAGACATAAACCTATCTCTCAAGTCATTACTTTGAGTTTGTTTCCATCTTACCTTGGTATCAAATGCTTCACTGAACTGCTGAAATGTTTTCATTTTATTTTTTTCTTGTTAGAATAAAAGTATCCATATTTCGTTGAGATTCAATTTCTAATGAAAATCCCAATGTATTTGCAAACCTTTTAACTAATCGTTTGTATAGTGACGTTCTACTTGTACTTGATCCATCTCTACCCTTATCTGCCGAAAATTCAACGATACTAATATCTTTACGTTTTTTGATAAATTCTTTCATATGGTTAATTACAGCCCCAAGTATTTTCATCTGAGAGCCTTCTCCAGTTACTGCGATAGTCGTTCCACTACCTACTCCAGGTTTGGCTGATCCAGTACGAAATACAACACCGCAACTGAAACTACCATCGTCCTCTTTATCTAACGTATAGATAAGTATTATATTTCTATCATCAATTCTAGTTTCATAGAGATAATATTCTGCATCATCCTCTACTTGTTTTTCAATAGTTTTCCATTTGACTTTGGTATCAAATGCTTCACTGAAGTGTTGAAATGTTTTCATTTTATTTCTTTCTTTTTAGGTAATAAGTTACAGAGTCATCTCCCAATTCATTTGTGCTACGCACATCAAAACCAACTTGACTCGCAAATCGTTTTACAAGTCTTGAATATAATTTTGATCTACTAGAACTGTCTGCACCAACTTCTTTTTCCGCTGTAAACCACACAGTCCTTATCGTTGGATGTTCACCAATCCAATCTTTAATATGGTTAATTACAGCCCCAAATATTTCCATTTGACTACCACCACCAGTAGTAGAACTACTATGATTCACTTCAAATATAATCTCAACTGCCCTTCGCCTAAAATCTTTGTACATATAGTTAATTTCTATTACTCTACCATCTTTTAAATTTGCAGAATATGTGACCCACTTGAACCCACTAGCCTCATCCGAAGGATTAAATTTTGCTCCTCTTGAAATATTTTTCCAGTTAAGTTTTGTGTTAAATGCTTCACTGAACTGCTGAAATGTTTTCATTTACAATATCCGTTTTTATAACATGGTTTACTGTATTTATACACTTGACAAGGTATAACCCATATGATATACATTCTTTGAAAGGAGAATCATATGAAATCGTCAACTTTAATATTTCTATTATGTTCAGTAAGTTTCTTTTTACTTGAATTGACAGTTCCTGCCATGGGTATGATGGTAATGGTTCTAATGTCTTTAAAGTTGGAGGGTTCCCAATGACTATGAATTATAATGATGCTGAGAAATTTGCGACTGTTGCTCATGCTGGTCAAAAGCGGAAATTTACTGGTGAGGATTATGTAACTCATCCTATCGCTGTTGCGAGTATGGTTATGGATCACCTCGCCAATGTTGGATTTGATCAAGCCACTATTGAACTTGCTGGTACTATCGCGGTTCTTCATGACACTGTAGAAGATACAGATGTTGAAATGGAAGATATTCAAAAACTGTTTGGTGATACGGTAGCAAAAGGTGTTTGGTTTCTTACAAAAGTTCCTAGTTATGTCGGTAATAGGGCAGAGCGGAAAGAACTGTGTGATGCGCGGTTGGCAAATGCCCCTTTGATCGTGAAAGAAATCAAGCGGTATGATATGCTTCACAATCAAGGAAGTTTGAAAGAGCATGATCCTAACTTCTATGAGGTTTGGTTTGCCGAAACTTTAACTACTTTGGCTCAAATGGGTTTCAGTACACTTTGGACTCCTTTGACCTTTAATGCCAAGAATTTACATGGAGAAAAGAAACTATGACTTATGGTTTTACAATTCAACCAAATTCTACATTTAACTATGATATGTTGGATGAGTTTGCACACGGCTATGATGTGACTTACACAATAAATTCAGATGATACAGTGACATTTGAATCTTATGTTTTTGATGATCTTGATGAAGTTCACGATCAACTTGAAGATTTAATTGTTGACACGCCAAGTTTCTTATGCTAATTTATAAGAGTAAAGAGAATCACTAGTCACTGAAAGGGCTTCCAAATGGCTTATATGTCTCAAGAAAAGAAAAAATCCATCGCTCCCGCGATTAAAGCGGTACTGAAAGAGTTCGGTATGAAAGGTTCTATTGGTGTAGATAATCATTCCACACTCGTAGTTAACTTGTCTCAAGGGTCAATTGATTTTGGTTCTACCCATGACAATGTAAACCACTACTGGATTGCAAGTCATTATAGTGGTGTTGCTGAAAAGTTCTTGACCAAACTCAAAGATGTTATGATGAATGGCAACCACGACAATTCTGATATCATGACCGACTATTTTGATGTTGGTTGGTATATTGATATCAATATCGGAAAGTGGAATAAGCCCTATCAAGTAACATCTTGATAGGATCACATCAAACCCTCATTTAAAGTGAGGGTTTTTTTATATAAATAATATACAATTTTAAGTACAAGTGAAGGACACTTTATGAAAGACTTTGTGAATTCTGCAAGTAATAAAAAGAATATGCATATGAGGCATATTGAAGATAAAGTGTTATATGGTGGTGTGAATGGTACAAGACAAGCAATTTTTGCTCTACGTGATATGCGAGATGTGCTAAGTGGAGTTAAGGAAGGAAATGTAAGTGTTAAATGGGATGGTTCTCCTGCTATATTTGCTGGTATTGATCCGAGTGATAACCGCTTTTTTGTTGCCAAAAAAAGCATATTCAACAAAAACTCTAAAGTCTATAAATCTGCAACTGATATTGATGCTGATACTTCTGGTGATCTTAATGCTAAGTTACAAGACGCACTCAAGTACTTGCCAGAGTTGGGCATCAAAGGTGTGGTCCAAGGAGACTTCTTATATTCCAGAAACGATTTGTCAACAAAAACGATTCATGGAAAAAGATACGTCACCTTTCAACCCAATACCATACTATATGCACTAGACGCTGATTCAGATACTGCCAAGGATGTACTGAATAGTAAGATCGGAATTGTATGGCATACTTCTTATGTCGGTGATGCGTTTGAAAATATGAACGCAGTTTATGACGTTGATGTAAGTGGATTTAAAACATCAAAGAATGTGTGGAGCCAAGATGCCTTATTGAGAGGTGTTACTCATGTCACAATGAGTGAAAAAGATACAAATG